CCTCGACGTAGGTCTTCAGGTCATCGAGCGGCAGGGCGACGACGGCGAGGAAGTTCTCGAGGTCCTCGATCGACTCGTCCCGGAGCTCGAACTCGATGGGCAGGAACCGCAGCAGGTTGTCCCGGAAGAAGGCCGACCAAGTGTGGAACCTCGGGTCTTCGGAGAACTCCTCCGCCGACTCGATGGAATCGAGCACGAAGGTCGCCGGACCGGGGATCCAGGTGAGGTCCGACTCCCACCCTTCGGTCGATAGGATCGAGTCGAGGATCAGGGTATCGGCCGCCGTGATCGAGCCCCACTCCTCCCCGCTGGCCACCGAGCTCAGGGCGATCCACTGGGCTCCGATGTCGAAGTCCCCGAACTCCTCGGCGGAGGGGATCTCGTAGCCCTCCAACTCGACGAGGATCACCCCCGTCTCGCCGACGTAGGGGGTCCCCCAAGCCTCCGCCGACTCGATCGAGGTCGGCACGAACCGGTCCGAGCCGACGATGGAGGCTCCGAAGGACTCCCCGGTCTGGATCGAGTCGATTCCGATGAGGTGGCCCACACCTCCGAGCGGGGGGAACTCCTCCCCGCCGAAGCCGTTGGGCAGCACGATGATGAGCGGGGCGTTGGGAGTCTCGAACTGGGCCCATGAAACCTGCTCGAGCCGGGTGGGGGAGCCGGAGATCGCCCGCAACTGGAGGCGCAGGTTCGCGTAGTCGCCGATCAGCGCCGCTTGGGCCTCGGAGAGGGCCAACTCCTTGGTCACCCAGCCCGGAGTCTCCTCGATGTTCCAAGAGGCGATGGAGGTCGAGCCCTCCAGCAGGGAGACCCGCAGGGTCGAGGCACCGGAGGTGGACTTCTTGGAGCGGACCCGGACCAGGTGGCCCGTGTGGACCCCCGGATCGTAGGCCGTATCGAACTTCAGGATGCAGATGCCATCCGTCGACCTGATGTTGTCGAGGTCGTCCGGGACGGCCTCGTCGACCATCTGGTAGAGACGGAGCGTCGAGCCGGTCGACGTGTACCAGCCATCGTTGCTGAAGTCCTGATACAGCAGGACGGTCTGCGCCATCGGCTACCCAGTCCTCCGACTACAGCTTGAACAACTTCGCGCTACCCTCGGAGATCTGCACGACGATGTTGCCGCCGTTGGGGATGATGGGCAGGCCCGTTCCGGTGTCGATGTAGCCCAGAAGCGGCGACGTGCTGTCCACCCCCGTGTGCTTGTAGATGACCACGGCGGCGCACGGGTTGCCCGTGACCGAGGTGAAGGTCACATCCGCGCAGTCGGCCACGCCGGCCGTCGAGGTCTTGCCGGTGAGGGCGCTCGAGACCGCCACCCGGGCCCCGGCCACGATCGAGGTCAGGAACTCGTGGGTGGCCAGGTTCTTCGTGTACAGGGTCGTGTCCACGAGGATCATGCGGATGTCGTCGGTGAGCCACGCGATGTTCCCCTCGAGGAACTTGCGGCGGCCGTGGTCGTAGAGAGAGTTCGCCATTTACTTTGTCCTCCTCAGATCTCCGGGAGCGTTTCGCTCGGGTTGGGGTACGTCGTGGGCAGGGTCGGCTGCGGAGTCGCCCGCTCGACGGTGATGGTGTAGCTGTACAGGTAGGGCAACTCGTCCGGGTTGAGGACGAGGAACTCCGCGACTTCGTCCGACTCCGGAGGCTCTTCCCCCGGGGGCTTGAAGGCCAGTTGGTCGAAGACGACGTACTCGACCCCATCGAGCGCGTCGAGCAACTCGATCAGGTTCGAGAGCCGGATCTCGCGCCCGAACTCCACGTTCTCGAAGGCGAAGAAGTCGGTCACGGCGTCTTCGGCGGCCCGCTTGACGGCAACCTCCGAGGCCTCCTTGGCCCGGTAGACCGTGACCCCCAGAACGACCGGGCGGTAGACGGGCCCCGAGACCTTGATCCGGGTGGTCAGCGTGCAGCGCGAGTAGAGGAAGTTCCGGACCGCCTCGATGAGCGGCTCGGAGGGCTGTCCGGAGTCCACGTCGAGGATCAGGGCATCCCGGGTGACCCCGTTGGGGGCGATCACCGTCAAGACCCAGTTGAACAGGTTGTAGTTGGGCGGATCGACCTCGGCCTCGCCCCAGCAGGAGGACTTGGCCACCCCGGGGTAGCCGTTGGCGAGGGCCATGAAGTCGTACTTGGTCATCGCCCGGTAGAGGGCCGAGAGCTCGGCGGGGGCTTGAACCCGGGCATGGTCGATCGTCTCGGCCTCGTCGCCGCCTGTGGCCGGGTCCTCGTTGGTCACCGACACCGAGACCGGATCGTCGTTGGTGTCGTAGAGGGTATCGATCAGGGTGGTCAGCGTGGCGGCCCCGACGTTGCCCGTCAGGCCGAGCGAGGACAGGTACGAGATCGAGCCGTTGTCCACCGAGGAGAACGGCGGCGCGGCGCCGAAGAAGCCGTCCCCGAACTGGACGAAGGTCTTGCCCGTCGAAGGCTCGAGGTCCACGATGTAGTGCCGGTCCGAGGCCTGGCTGTTGACGAAGGAGTCCACGACCTCCCAGACCACCCCGGCCACCTCCACCCGGATCGACTGGGCATCCACGAACTCCTCGGCCAGGGTGTACTTCTGGTTGGGCTGGCCCGAGGTCCGGATCGCCTCGGTCAGGGGGGTCCCCTGCCGGGCCGCCACGAGGACCGAGGTCTCCCCGGCCAGCAGGTAGGCCTCCTCGATCGTGGCGAAGGGGACCGACTCGTCCCCGCCCGAGGTGGTGACCCGGGTCAACCGCGGGATCACGATCCGGACCGGAGCCGGGGCCGCGACGGAAAATTCGAGGGTCGCCGTCGAGGAGGTGACCCCGTCGAGCCGGTAGGCGATCAGCTTGCACAGGTTGATGATGTTCTTGCGCTCGCGGGCCGTGGGCAGGAAGGCCTCGTTGGCCGCCCGGTCCTGGTAGAAGTGCAGCGCCTCGAGCGACCACGACAGCAGTTCCAGGATCGTGATGCCCACGTCGGAGGGCGAGCGGTCGGTCCAGCGGCCCTCCGTGAGGGCCGGGATGTTCTCGACCATCCGCTGGAGGATGGCCTCCATGTCGCGGGCCTGGTAGGGAACTTGGGGCAGGTTGCCCATGGGCTAGGTCCCGTAGGAAAGAGCCGCCGTCTGGGTGACGAACGGGTAGACGAAGATGCCCGGCTGGGCGGTCCGGATCACTTGGTACTCGATCACGATGCCGATGACGTGGCCCGACTGGAAGGCCTCGACGTACTCCTTGGTGCGCAACTCGAGGAGCAACTCCTCGACCGGCAACGAGGCCGCGTCGGAGACCGCCGAGACCCGCACGATCCGGATCCGGGGCTCCCAGAGTTGCAGGGCCCCAGCCGTCTCCAACTCGAGTTGGGCCCACAGGACCTCGTCGTTGGGCTCGAAGACCAGCCGGGGCAGGTCGCTGCCGTAGGTTGGCCGGCCCACCCGCTCGCCCTTCCGGGTCGACAGGATCGTCCAGATCGACTCGTGGACCTTCTCCACCCCGGCGGTGACCTCGACCTGGCGGACATCCCCCTTGGGCGAGAACTGGAAGGGGAACCGGGCCCCGGCACCCAGCACGCGCTTCGCCGCCTGCTCGTTGGAGAGGCGGGAAAGATCGCGCGGCAGGATACGGCTAGTGGCCAAGGGGTCTCCTAGGTGCTGAACCAGACATCCGGGGTGACGGCGGGGATCAAGATCGCCTCGCAGGCCGTGAGATCACCGCTTCGAGCAATCGGCTGCCCTAAATCACTCGCCAGAGGCGACCCCGAAGCGACCGTGGTCGCGCCATGTTCCGAACAAGTTGCAGGGTCCCCGACCCGGATGATGGGGACTCCGTTCTGCATGGACAGGGGGGATCCGGCCTCGACCGTACCCAAGGGCTTTCCGTCGTGGGTCAGGATGGCCCCCACGGTCAGGACTTGGGGGTTGAGTTGGGGTTCTCCGCCTGGGAGGATGACTTCTTCGTAGCCGAGAGCCCCACCCTCCTCGGTACCGAGGATCCCGCCCTCTTCGGTACCAATCGGGGGGTAGGTAGGACACATCGGTCACTCTCCGGCAGGGTACGGCGCGGTCGTGCCCGTCGAGTCGCTGCGCGTCCGCCACCACCAGACCCACGCATCGTTCTGCGGCCCCGTGGCGACTGGGCTGGTGGTGTAGAAGCCCATCGAGGTCGTCGGGTGGGCCGACAGCGTCTGGACCGTCGTCTCGAGCCACACGAGCCCCTCGCCCGAGTAGCCGCAGTAGAGCCCCTTGGTCGAGCTGACGTAGCGCATCCGCAGGTAGTTGGCTCCCTGCCGCTTGGTGACGCGGACCCATTGCGTCGGGTTGGAGCTGAACGAGGTGTAGCTGTTCCAGACCGAGACGGTGAGATTGCGCTGCCCGAGGACCGCCGCGCCGCCGTGGTTCTCGTGCGAGCAGAGGTAGATCTTCGTCGGTGACGCCTCGCTGCCGGCGGTGAGCAGGGCGAGCCCGATCCCTTGGTTGAGGCCGTCGAAGAAGTTGCTGATCTTGG